CCATCAGCCAGGAACGAAGCGCTGGACTGTTTGGTGTATGCCTATGCCGGGTTGAACCTGATGTATCAGCGTTTTGACCGTCGAACGATCTGGGATCAGCTGGAGAAAAGGCTAGAGAAGAAGCCGGCGTTGCTAGGATCGAAACAACAGCCTGCATCAGGGGCTGCTAGTGGCTTCGTGAGCAACTGGTAACCGTGAACATCCCGAGCGAAATCCGAGCCGGCGACACGATCAAGTGGCGTGACGATGCTGGCGTGGACAATCTTGGGATTGCGATCAGCAGTTCTGACTACGCGCTGACCTACTACCTGCGGACGAACACGGCAAGCGAAGGCGCGACGGTGGTGGGCACTGCCTACGGGACTGGGTGGGAGTTCACGATCACCGCGGGTACGAGCACGGCATTCGATGCAGGGCAGTGGTTCTGGCAGGCGGTCGCAACGAAGACCGGCAGCACGGTGACGCTGGGTGCTGGGCAGCTGCAGGTGCTGGCGGCGCTGACCTACACCGGCTCACCTGGAGCGGTTGATGGCCGCACACAGGTGCAGCAGGACCTTGCTGCGGTGCAGGCGGCGATCCGCTCGATGGTCAGCGGCGGCGCGGTGGCTGAGTACACAATCGGCACCAGGCGGCTGAAGAAGATGGAGCTTACCGATCTGCTGCAGCTTGAGGGCAAGCTGAAGGCTGAGGTGAAGCGTGAGCAGGCGGCGGCATTGATGGCCAATGGCCTGGGCAATCCGTTCAATCTGTTCGTGAGGTTCTGATGGGATTGCGCACGCGGTTGTTTCGGGCGATGGGTTTTGAGCCATTGCGGCCAAAGCGTCGGGCCTATCAAGGCGCACGCGTTAGCCGGTTGACTGCTGACTGGGTGACAAGTGGCACCAGCGCTGACAGCGAGATCAAGTCGAGCTTCAAGGCACTACGCAACCGTGCGCGTCAGTTGGTGCGTGACAACGACTACGCAAGGCAAACGGTGCGCGCGATCCAGAACAATGTGATCGGCCATGGGATCCGGCACCAAGGTCAGATCAAGATGCTGCGCGGCGGGCGCCTTGATGAGGTGATCAATGGCCAAGTGCATGAGCAATGGGAGCGGTGGATGCACAAAAGCCGCTGCGATGTAAGCGGGCTTCTGGGCTTCCACGACATGGAGCGCCTGCTGGCGCGCAGCATGGCCGAGTCGGGTGAGGTGTTTATTCGGATGATCCGCCAATCATTTGGCGGTAGCCGGGTGCCATTTGCATTGCAGGTGCTTGAGGCCGACTATCTGATCGATGACGAGGTGCCGCAGGCAGCGGCCGGCAACACGGTTCGGATGGGCATCGAGGTGGATGGTTATCTGCGGCCGCAGGCGTATCACTTCTACGCGAACCATCCGGGCGATACCTATGCGGGTAACCCTCGGACCAATGGCCGGAAGATCCGGGTGCCTGCTGATGAGGTGATCCATCTGTTCCTGCCGGAGCGGCCGGGGCAGACCAGGGGCGTGACGTGGTTTGCGTCGGCGTTGATGCGGCTTCACATGCTGCAGGGTTATGAGGAAGCCGAGTTGGTGAGGGCACGGGCCAGCAGTGCACTGATGGGATTCATCCAATCGCCAGAAGGCGAGCTGATGGGTGATGAGGTTTACGAAGGTCAGCGAGTGAGTGAGTTCACGCCAGGCGTGTTCAAGTATCTGGCACCAGGCGAGAGCGTGACAGTACCTGATCTGAATGCACCTGATGGTCAGCTTGAGCCGTTCACCCGATCGATGCTGAGGGCCGTGGCGGCTGGCGTGGGTGTGAGCTTCGAGAGCATCAGCAAAAACTTTAGCGAGAGCAACTACAGCAGCAGCCGGCTGAGCCTTCTTGAGGAGCGTGACACCTATCGGGTGCTGCAGCGGTACATGATCGAGAACTTCCACCAGCCGGTGTTTGAGGCATGGCTTGAGATGGCGGTGCTTAGCGGTGCGCTGAATTTGCCGGGTTACGAAACCAACCCTGACCGCTACCGGGCTAGCAAGTGGGTGCCCCGCAGCTGGGAGTGGGTGGATCCGCAGCGTGAGGTGGAGGCTTATAAGGCGGCCGTGAGATGCGGGTTCAAGACGCTGGCGCAAGTGATCAGCGAACAGGGTGGGGATCTGGATGATGTGCTGACGCAGCGTCAGTCAGAGCTGGCCAAACTTGACGAGCTGGACATCGTGCTAGACACTGACCCGAGCGAGGTGAACGGCAGCGGGGTGTCCCAGCCATTCATGCCAATGGGTGCTGAGCCTGCGTTTGAACAAACCGAATCATCAATGGAAGACGAGGAATACGAAGAGCTATCAGTGCTCGAGGATCCGCTGGAGGATCCAGAGGATTGATGGCGAACGTCAACGGCACTGAGATCAACTTGATGCCAACCGATGGGATGCGCACCGAAGCGGAGCGTTACCGCGAGTGGAAAGCTGACGGCGAGCCCGGTGGCACTGAGGTGGCAGCGAACCGGGCCAGCCAGATATTGAGCGGCGATGAGTTGAGTCCAGACACGGTGATCACGATGGCGGCTTGGTTCGCCAGGCATGAAGTCGATAAGCAAGGCGAAGGGTTTAGTCCTGATGAAGACGGCTATCCATCACCTGGCCGTGTTGCATGGGCGGCATGGGGTGGAGATGATGGTCAAGTATGGGCTAGCGCAAAAGCCGATAGAATCAAGACATTGCAAGAAGATCGCGCGATGGCTGCCGACCGGGCTGAACCTAATGAATTGAGCGATGGTGATTTCGTTCAGTGGGATTCAAGCGGTGGCACAGCGCGGGGCCGAATTGAAAACGTGCTTCGAGAAGGCAGCTTGAATGTGCCTGGGACTGAGTTCAGCATTGAAGCCACCCTTGAGGATCCGGCTGCGCTGATCAGGATCTACAGCGAAGGCGATGAAGGCTGGGAGGCGACCGAGACGATGGTTGGGCATAAGTTCTCGACGCTGACCAAGATCGACGCACTGCGGGCCATGACTGGCATCGGCAAATATCAACGCGCTGAACTGACCACCTTTGACGAGGTGGAGGATCGCACCTACGAGTTCCCGTTCAGTTCTGAGTTCCCCGTTGCTCGTTACTTCGGCAACGAGATCCTGAGCCATGAGGCCAGCGCGGCTGACTTGAGCCGCTTGAACGATGGCGCGCCGTTGCTGTTTAACCACAACCCGGACCGAGTGATTGGTGTTGTTGAGGGCGCAAGAATCGACAGCAAAGGGCGCCGCGGTTATGCGCGGGTGCGGTTCAGCCGCAATGCCTTTGCCCAAGAGATATTGGGTGATGTGAAGGACGGCGTTCTACGGAACGTGTCTTTCGGCTACTCCATTGACAAAATGGAGGAGCGCGGCAGCGGTGACTTTGTTGCCACTGCCTGGGCACCTTACGAGGTGTCGATCGTCAGCGTTCCTGCTGACAAAACCGTGGGCATCGGCCGCGCTTTGACGCCCACAAAACCCGCTGCTTCGGCAGCACCATCCCCTGATCCCCTTCCTTCAATGGAAACCAACGCCACCGATCTGGCCGTGGTGCGGGCCGAAGCCGTTGAGGCTGAGCGCTCCCGCATTGCTGAAATCTCTGCCATGTGCGATAAGCACAACATGGGCGAGCTGGGCCGCCAGCTGGTCGAGTCTGGTCGTTCAATCGACGAGGCACGGGCTGCTGTTCTTGACAAAATGAACATTCAACAGGAGCCTGTCAACATGAGCGCCGCTGAAATTGGCCTTACCGCACAGGAGAGCCGTAAGTTCTCCTTCCTGCGTGCCATCAACTATCTAGCCAACCCGACCGATCGCTCAGCCCGTGAGGCTGCTGCTTTTGAGATCGAAGCATCTGACGCTGCAGCTGCAAAGCTGGGCCGTCAATCGCGTGGCATCACCATCCCTCAGGATGTGCTGCGCCGTGACCTGAACGTTGGCACTGCGTCAGCTGGCGGCAACCTGGTTGCTACTGATCTTGATGCTGGCAGCTTCATCGACCTGCTGCGCAATGCGTCGGCACTGGACCAAGCTGGCGCCACCGTGCTGACCGGCCTTACCGGCAACGTTGCCATCCCTCGCCAATCCGGCGCTGGCACCGCCTACTGGGTGGCTGAATCTGGTTCGCCTACCGAGAGCCAGCAAACTGTTGATCAGGTGAGCCTGACCCCTAAAACGGTTGCCGCTTTCACTGACTACAGCCGCCGCCTGATGCTCCAGTCGAGCATCGACGTGGAGAACATGATCCGCACCGATCTGGCCACTGTTCTTGCCCTGAAGATTGACCTGTCTGGCCTTTACGGCACCGGTAGCAACAGCGAGCCCCTCGGCCTCAAGCTAACCACCGGCATCAACACCGAAGACTTCGCTAATGATGCTCCTACCTTCGCTGAGGTGGTGGCGCTTGAGAGCGACGTGGCAACCGCCAACGCATTGATGGGCAACCCTGTCTATTTGATGAACGCTGCTATGCGCGGCAACCTGAAGACGACGAAGAAGGACGCGGGCTCCGGCATCTTCATCATGGAGAATGGCGAAGTCAACGGTTACCCCGGCGTGCTTTCCAACCAGGTGGCAGCTAATGATCTGTGGTTTGGCAACTTTGCCGATCTGATCATTGGTTACTTCTCCGGCTTGGATCTGATGGTGGACCCCTACACCCACAGCACATCGGGCACCGTGCGCGTTGTGGCAATGCAGGACGTGGACATTGCTGTTCGCCATCCTGAATCCTTCAGCCGCGGCAACAACACCCTCTGATCATGTTGATCGAGGTCCTACGGCAAACAATGCTGGCGGGCCAGGTGGTTCGGATTGGGGAGGTCATCGAGGCTTCCCCCTCTGACGCCAGGCTGTTGATCGGCATTGGTAAGGCGATCGAGGTTGCCAACGTGGCAGCCACTATTGTTCAGGCAATTCAGCCTGAGCCTGCACCAAAACCACAATCCCCCCGACGGAGGGCTAAGCCATGACCATTCTCAATCTTGGGACCAAAACTGAGGTCCTTAACTTCCTGCCTAATGATGTGGTGACAGCTACTGTCACCGCAAGCACCGCCATTGACTTGGTGGATTATGAAGGCGACATCGCTGTGATCCTTTGCGCCGAAGCAGGCGGCGCGAGCATTACTTACCTTGGTAAGCTGACCGCTTCCGACACATCAGGTGGGACCTACACCGATGTAACCGGCGGCGCGTTCACAATCACTACCGCTAACACCGCATCTGTTCAGAAGATCTCGGTCAACGCTGACGACATGAAGCGGTTTGTCAAGGCAGTGGTCACGGTTGCAGGCGGCACTGGTGCCGGCGCTGTAGCAATTGTCGGATTGGGTTCCAAGAAGTACAGCTGATGGCGTTTACGGAAGACCTAAGCATCTTCCTTGCAGACTTCGGCGTCAGCTGCACAGCTGGCGCCGTTACTGCTAATGGCATCTTGGATATGCCGAGCCAGATCCTGAGCGATGGCATGGTGCTTAGCACTGACTACACGCTGACTGCGCGCACATCCAATTTTGGCAGCTTGATTCGTGGCAACTCGATCACGGTTGATAGCGTGGCCTATACGGTGCGAGAGACGATGTTGATCGACGATGGCAAGTTTGTTCAGATCGCACTGCAAAAGACATGAGTGGCCCCTTCAAGGTCAACACACGCAGCCAATGGGCAGCACTCAACCCAGTGGTGTTGGCTGGTGAGCCTGGCATTGAAAGCGAAACTGAGAACCTGAAGATTGGCGATGGCCGCACGGCATGGTCTGGCCTGCCCTACTTCGGGAACCCTGGCTACTGGGGCTCGTTCTGGGATGAGACCTCGCAGGTGGCAGCCCTTGCCAATACGGCCTATGCGATCAAGCTGCGGCAGATTGATACGACAAGCCGTGGCACGAAGATTATCTCAAACGAGCGGATCACTTTCGATCATCCCGGCATTTACAGCATCACGTTCTCGATTCAATTCAGCAATACCGACAACTCGATTCACGACATCAACG